AGGGTAGGGAAGCGTGGGAATGAGAATTGGCGGAAGCATAGCTTATTCTTTATGATATCCTCGCCCCGCTATGTGGATGATTTCGTATCGCGGAAGATGGAAGAGGCGATAGACAATCCGAAGATATATGCTCGCACGCTGCCTTCCTGGGAGGGAGCGTCAAAGTTATCGCTCTCCGGCGAAACATTTGTCGATCCCCCTATTGGAGATGTGCCGGTAGAATATCAGCCAGAATTCGAGCGCAATCCTGAGCGGGCTCGTCGTGACTATGGTGCAATTCCTTCTGCTGCTATTGATGCTTATATGAGCACTGATATGATTATGGCTGCAGTTGACTATGATATCCGTTTACCTAAGCACGGCAATCTCCCTGATTGGTTTGTCGGTAATCCTGCATATATATATTGTGCTCATGTCGACCTTGCCTTGCGCTGGGATGCTGCCGGTATAGCACTAGCCCACGCAGAAGGTTCTAAGGTGGTGGTGGATTATGCTGATGCTATTAAGGCCTCCGATTTCGCCGACGACGAGATTGACCTTGCCTCCATTCGCCGGCTTATCCAAACCTTCCGCACTAGGGGCTTCAATGTTAGCAGGATCACTTTTGATACCTACCAGTCCGCTGACTCAATCCAGCAACTTAAGCAGGATGGGTTCGGCGCAGATACGTTAAGCGTAGATAGGAATACTGAAGCATACGATTTGTTCAAAGAGCTAGTCTATACTGGCCGGTGTAAACTCCCCAATCATCCTCTCCTCATCCAAGAACTCTGCCAACTCGAGCTCATCAAAGGGAAGAAGGTTGATCATCCACCGCGCGGCAGCAAAGATGTAGCTGATGCAGTTGCTGGCGCTGTATATAATGTATATACTACGGCGATGATGGGTACTCCTGTATTTACCTTCGACGGGGAAGTTACTGTTACTCCGCAAGGGCAAGAGGGCGTACCTGCCGGTGTCCATATTGTTGAAGAGGGAGTCCTTGGGGAAGCTCCTGGGATAGTCCATGGGGCCGAAGAATTATGGCGTAAAATACGACAGAGGAGAAGTATATAATGGAATTGATAGGAACAGCAAAGATAGAGAGTGGACGAGTAACGATGAAGATGGCGAAGCAAGGTAGTGAAGGTACGTGGATTACGGTTGGAGGGAAGAAGATTAAGATTGGGCCGAAGGGGGCGGGAGCAAAGAAGCCAGTTACTCAACTTGGCCCGCCCGGTGGAGACATACCTTCTGAGCGCGAGAATGCAGTTACTCAGCTTGGGCCGCCCGGTGGGGATATGCCTCCTGAGCGCGGGGAGGCAGCAGCGAAACCTCCTGCGCGCGAGCAGGTAGCTCAGCTCATAGGTGGTGAGAAGAACTACGAGGAGCTCTCTCTGTATGTAGCAGAGACGATTGACGAAGTTCATCAAACCGGTGCAGGACGGTATGGAATGCCGAATGCTGAACTACGCGAGCGCGAAGCTGAGATGGTGGATTATGCTACGCTTCAAGCTTCAAATGTGATAATGGAGGGCGCCGGCATGGAAGGTTATGAAGGCTATTCTGGAGCAGGTCCAGATCGCTTCGCAGAGGCCGACCAGATGAAGCAGGAGGTCGAGCAATTGAAAGGCGAATCTCCCGAGGTCTATTCTGCTAGCCGAGCGGTTGGGCAAGCAATCATCGACGAAACGCTTGAGTATGGTGAGGCAGAGGGCTTGTAGTCTTATATCTTATATCTTAGAAGACCATAGTGGCCAAGGAGGCCAACCATGCCTAACTTTCGAGAACGTACCCGTCGCCGCCGGGCTGCCATAGCTGCAGGTAATCAGCAAGCGCCACCGCCGTCACCAGCACCGCGCCCAATCGTCCCGCAGCCATCCTTCACTGGATGGCCAGTCAACCTACCTGCCCCGCCAGTAGGCCAGGAAGTGGCTGTAGCGGTAGCAGTAGAGGCTGTGCTAGTAGAAGCCACCTCTGCCGTAGTTACCGTGGCCGAACTCGAAGCGATGACCTATCGCCAGCTCCAAGCATTCTGCAAGGAGAACGAGCTGTCTGCTAAGGGGAAGAAAGCAGAGTTGCTGGCGCGGGCGATTGAGTTTGCCGAAGGAGAGCCGATAGATGGATAGTATAGCAATTCAGGACGGTCAATTGATAAGGAAACAAGAAGGCAAGTGGGTTACGCTATCGGGCGGGAGAAAAGTGAAAATCTCTCCGCCCAGAGGCGGTAGACCCGAAGCAGGTCTTCCTACCGAAGGATCTATCCGCGATTTTCTAAACGATGAAAGTACCGGCGAAGGCGTAATGGAGAGATACTATACGGACTCTGTAGAGTCTGAAGCGGCGCCTGATATGTCTATTGTGGAAGATGCTGTGAAAGGAATAGCGCCTGGTTTGTCGCGCGAATCAGGGGGGTATGGCGAATATTATAATCTTCTCGGTTTGATGGCTAAGGTGATGAAAAAAGTGGCAGAGGAATGGACTAATGAAGCAGGGAAGGAGAGCCGATAGAATGATCTACCTCTACGCCCTCATCCGTTTCATCTCAATCGCCTCCCTCCTCGGGGGCATCATCTTATTCGAAGGCATCCACATCAAGCTATGGGGTAACGAGAAGACGTTCAATCCCCTGCGAGTCACAATAGCGGCTATATTGGTAGCGCTAGGGCTTGCGGGATTATCAGTGGTGAAGATATGGTGAAGAGTGCTAGAGATGGAAGGAGAATAGTCTGCTGCTCAACATAACTCCGCGCTTACAAAGCATAGCCAAAGCATTCTCTCGGGACATTTCCTTCGCAAGCCCAATCGTCACGCCCAGTGCCGACCGTCGCGGTATTGTCCCTACCTTCGACGCCATCACTCCCTCTCGCCCTCCGCGACGAGGAGCACCCCAGCAAGTAGCCGCCCTCCTCCGCTCTCTCGCCGACACCGATCCTATCGTCTGGGCAATCCGTCGAACCCTTCGCGAGTTCGTCTCCCAAGCACGCTGGGCAATCGTCCCCGATATCGATAAGATTAAAGAAGAGCTAACTCGCTGGCGCGAATTCGAACTCTCCAACGTTAATCCTTATAACATCACTGGCGAGTTCGAGACCTCCATTCTCTCCGATGAGTGGATAGAAAAGATCCGCCGGGCATTAGCTGGGTCTGCGCCTCGCCCGGTATACCGGCGGAGACCAACAAATCGACCAATAGGCAAACAGATAGGTGAGCAAGCTGGACAGATGCCGCAGATGCCCAATCAAATGCCTGCTCCAATGCCTGGCGGTGAAGACCTCGAGCGCGATAAGAAGCGGCTACGTATCATTACAATCTTCGATACTTACGAGCGTCTCATCGCTCAGGAAATCTCTTCTCACTGCACGGATGCCCAAGAACTATTCGACCACCCCAATAATGACTCCGAGCTATCTCTTCGCGCTCTCCTCACTCGCGTAATTGACGATATCCTCATATATGATGCTGGCGTAATCATCAAGAATATGTCTCGCAATGGCGATAAGATAGCTGAGTTATACGATCTCCCCGGCCAGGAAATTCGCCGTTGGATCAACCCCAATCGCTCAACTCCTCAACCTCCTTATGCAGCCTACGAATGGTGGCATGAGGGTAAGGCCGTGGAAGACGCTCGTTGGACGAACAAAGAACTCGTCTACATTATGGCCAATCCACAGCACGACGGTTATGGCTTCTCGTCTATCGAAGCCGCCCAATACATTATTGCCTCCTCCCTCGACACCGATAAGTTTAACATCGACTACATCCGCGAGTATAATGTCCCGCCGACAATCTTTACATTACGAAACGCCGACCCTGCCGCTCGAGCCGCATTTGAGCTCAAACTGAATGAGAAGACTGCCGGTGCAGGTAAATTCAAAACTCTCGTCGCCGGAGGAATTAATCCAGAAGACTTCGACGTCAAGCAGCTCAAGTCAGTCGTTCCTGCTGAGATGCAGCTTGATAAATGGGATCGTCGCGCTATCGCCATCAAAGCAATGGTCTACGGGCTTAGCCCCCAAGACATCGGGTTGGTCCTCGACTTTCACCGCACTACTGCTGAGAAGCAAGCTGAGCTCTCCCAAGTCCGCGGAGTTCGCTCTCTCCTTCACCTCCTTGCAGCGTACATCAATGCCGAAATCATCAAAGCTGAATTTGCCGAGGACATAATGTTCCAATGGCTGGATGTCGAAGGGCCGGTGGACGAGCAGGAGCAAGCTAGTATTGCTTGGGGTGATATGGGGCGCGGGGTTATCAATATCAATGACCGACGCAGAGACGAAGGCCGCCCACCGATTGAAGGCGGCGATGTCAATACTATAGATACTGGTATGGGGCGAGTGCCCGTTAAGAAGCTAGCGCAATGGGAGCGCGAGCAATACCAGCTAGCCGAGCCCGCATTGCCTGGTGTGCCAGCTGAGGCAGGTGCAGGCGAAGCTCCTACTGAATATGCCGATATGATGGTGGGCCTCTCCGCCGAGGAGCAAGGTACAATTTACCCAGACATCGGCAATCCCTTTGCTGAGCAAGAAGAGATGGCAGCGGCCATTACCGCAGGCGACATCTCCAAGGCTAAGAACTACTGGGAGAAGCGCAGGCGTGAGATTGAGAAGGCGATAAGCGATGGTGATATCGAAGCCGCGCAGAAGAAGGTGGAGATACTCCAGTACAATCTGCAGAAGGCTACAGCGGCGACACAGCAGAAGCAAGAGGAGCCCGGTATGGTTGGGGGGACAGCATTTGTGCAAGGCGTAGGGGCTTACATTGCTGATATGCAGAGAAGGATGGCGGCGATAGTGGACGAGGAGGTTGTAGAATGAGGATAGCCCAGGTCCGAAACGGTCTGCTAGTTGTCAAGCAAGACGGTGGCGAGGGTGTATGGGTGACGTTGAGTGGTGGGAGGCGTGTAAGGATCAAGCCTGGGAAGCGACCCAAAAGTGTTCTGGTAGCCTATCCTGCGAAGGAGACGATGGACGAGGTAGAACAGAGGGGACATGCTCCGTTTGGTAGCGAGAGTTCTAATATAATACCAATTATGCGAGACGATTTGCCACGAGCCGATGCCGTCCTCTTGCCAGAAGGATGGGAGGATGAGCCAGCAACGAACTTTCTAGGTAGGGCTGCTAAGAAGGAAGGCAAGGAGATATTGACAAGTCCCGAGGAGTTAGAGGCGATAGTGGACGAGGAGGTTGCGGAGTGAAGGTGATTGAGGTGGTAGATGGGCAACTTATCATTAAGCAGAGGGAAGATCCCGTCCGCGATATCCTCTTCCAACTCGCCGACCTACGCGCCCAGTTCACCGACCCTTCAACATCCGACGAGGCCAAGCAAGTACTCGCGGACGAATATGAAGCTCTCGTCGACCAATTGCCCGAGGATGTCCAGCCGTATCATAGAGGTATGGTAGGCGGAGATGTAGTGGGAGGAGAAGAGGGATAGTGGAGACGGTGACGGTGCAGGATGGACAATTGGTGAAACAGGATGAGCCTATTCGATGGGTGACTATTGGAGGCAAACGTATACCGATGGTGACGAGGGTGCTTGCCGCCGGAGTCGACCCACTGAAGCCTCCGGTCCTCTCAGAGATAGCTGAGCGTGTCGGGCAGGCATGGGGAATGGAGAAGGGCAATCCTGCATACGTTAGGCACGACACTAAGGAAGAAGCGCTAGACGCTTTCAATCTTAGTTCTCATTATGAGAATAAAGAAGCTCCTGCAGGATGGTATGATTTCTGGCAGCATGAAGCTCACTTACTAAGTCCTAGGGCTCCTGGTATGACGATGGGGGTATATTTACACACCGCAATTCACGAATCTATGCACGCTACAACTACAGGGCGAGCATTGATAAGCAATATGCCTCTGACTTGGACTGAGGGATTGAATGAGCTAGCTACTCGTTGGATTATCAGAGAATACGATGCAGAGATGGGTGAAGTCGAAGATTCGTGGACGTCGCAGGTGTTATCAGCTACGACATCGTACGAGGTAGAGCTGGAGGGATTATGCGGTGCGGCGTATATTATCGCCGATGGTAGCATAGACGGAGCAGTTGAAGTTCTGCGAGATCTCATCGAGGAGTGTACGCAGGTGAGAACGATTAGCGAAACCTCGTCGGGGTGGGAAGCGCAGAAAGCCATGGAGCAGTTTGTGGACCAATATAGTGCGAAGCGTTTCGGAAAAGAGCGCTTCGGGATGACCGAGGAAGAGAAGGAGATGCGCCAAGCGCTATATGAAAGTATGGGAGGCATTCCTTCGCTTGATTTTTCATACCTAACCGATCTTGCCGAAGATGCCAACGGAGTGATAGAGCGAGAGACTGACGAGACTGTTAGTCATATAGTATGGAAGGTTACTAGAGCTAGTGCCGGAGGAGTCGAGAAGCTATCGAAGCAGGATAAACCTACGAGGTGGATTACGGTACGAGGGAAGCGAGTGCCGATAACGGCGCCTGAGCGCGAACACATGCCCGAACTCACCGAGGTGCAGAATAGGGCTATAGAAGTGTTGGAAGAGGGGGGCTTCGAAGTCGGCAATCTGTCAGATAAGAACGCTGTGTACTTGCTCCCAAATGGTTTGAGTATAACTTGGCCCGATCTCAAAGGAGAGTCACCTAGAGGGATGCATGATTATTCTAGGGACATCTTGTGGCAGAGTTACATTCCTGGGATGGAAACGGTTAACGATCTCTATCGCGCCATTACTAAAGAGTGGGGATGGATTCGGGTAGCTAAGACTGCGGAGTACAGCGTATGGGAACTAACTCCTAACATCGCTAACCTGTTAGATAGGCGGATACAGTCAGAGCAGCGCGTAATAGAGAGCGGGGATATTCAGGTAATTGTTGCTCTTGACAGCTCTCCTTTCCTCGACACCGTCACCGTACCAGAGCCGCTTCGGCATCTGAGTTTTACTTGGGATGAATACGAGCAAGCCGATTTCTCTATCCAGAATATCTACGGGCAGCACCGTCGTCTACCGAAGGAGATGCGCAGACTATCAACTCCCACTGACCTCCTCAAAATCTCCCAAGCGGAACTCGACACTCAAACAGCCCGCCTCCGAACCTTCGCTGCCGAGCTCGCCGATACCTATGCGCCTACATTCCACGATAAGAGCCGGCAGATGTTTCAACAGGAACTCGAAGATACCCTCCTTGGCGGCTTCAAGGAAATTCTAGCCCGCCCAGGCACTGGCCCCAAAGGTACGATTGGCCGAACTCGGATGCGCTCGGCAATCTATGACCTCCTCTGGCAGACTCAGCAGCAGCTAGGTTGCCGAATAACCTACTTAGCCCTAGAGGATGAAACAAACACTGCTATCCAGAACGCACTCAAAGCATACGAGGAGCGTCGCTTATCGTTGACCGGCCTGCGGAGTGCTTTGCAGAACCTCCTCAGGTATTCATACGAACAGTCCACAATCATCGGCAAGCGCGACGCCTACATCAAGCAGATTGAAGCTCGTGGGGAAGTGGTACTGGCATCGACTCACACCCGCCCATTCGCCCTCACAGCAGCCGATAAGCAGAGAGTTAACGAAGAACTCGAGGATGAATACCAATACCTAGCTGGATTCATTGAGGAAGCTAAGCGTCGCAGGACTGACGATATTCCCTTTGGTCCATATATGCGCTGGCGGGGGAAACTCTATGCTCAAGCTCTCCGCGGACTCGAACAGTACGGAGAGATATCAGAGCTTAGCCCATACGATACTATCCATTGGGTGATTAGCCCTGAGGCGGAGTCTTGCGAGGACTGTATCCGTATAGCTGCAGGTGGCCCATATAATAAGGATACGCTGCCGACGGTTCCGAGGAAGGGCGATACGCGCTGTCTCTCTAACTGCCAGTGTCATTTGGAGGTGGAATATGCAGTTGCGGCAGCTTAGGATACAATCAGGCAGAGTTATCGTCAAGCAGGAGAAGCCTACCCGATGGATAACTGTGGGAGGTAAGAAGATACCTATTGTGCCTCCTACTGCTGTGGAGGAAAAGGTATCTAGGAAGGCGATTGACGAAGAGATTGCGTCTTGGGAGATTGAAACTGAAGGCACTTTGATGGCTTAGCGCACCCAAGATCACATTGTTTTCAAGGGCGGCAAGCGTGTGGGAATGTTGACGCGTAGGCATGATCCACAAAAAGGTCCTCGTAGTTTTTCGTGGGGTGTTTGGTTGGAGGGATATAAGCCTAGCGAGGGCGGGCAGACAAGTTACCGCGAAAGCGTGGGTACAGTCTCGACATTAGGTGAGGCCAGAGCTATGTTAGCGGAGCGTTTGCTACAACTAGTAGAGTCAGCCGAAGAAGAGGGGTAGGTCGCATAACACTAGCCGTAAGGGAGGAACACAATGGTACGGGAAACAGATGTAACAATGCCGACCGGAGTACCAGGTACTGGACCAACGCTAGAAGAAGTGGCTGTCCAGCTAGCCCAGCGTGCATCGGCGCCAGAGAATGTGGGCCTGAAGGATCTACTGGTAGGCCTACATGCCAAAACTGTCGGTCCTGAAGGATCGCCAGCAGCGCTCGGCAAGAGTATGATCCAAATTACTATCGTCAACGGGCGTGTCCAGTCGATGAAGGTTCGTGTAGTGGATATCGCAGAAAGGATATACTTCTCCGATGAGGAAGTGGATGGGCCGGAAGCTAAAGAGTAAGCCAAAAGTAGTCGATCCTGTCCGGGATGTAGTTAGGGTCGAAGCCGAAGGAGTCAAGGCTGACATGGAGCGTGAGCAGTATGACCGCTTCTCGGAGGGGCGTACGAGTATGTCTGTGCCAGATCTACCATTCCTACCGAAGAGGAAGTCTAACATAATGCACCCAAAGGAGGAAGACCAATGCAACTAGGAGGAGCAATAACGCAGTTCCCTATCTGTCCGGCTTGCGGTAACGAAGGTCGAGTATTCGGTATTATTGACTGGAATTGCCCGCATTGTCACGCAGTAATTGGACGGGTGGAAGAAGTAAACGAGGCGGGCGAGGATATCTCGCACTGGGCTATCAAGATGCCGCCGAACGAAGGCGTCGTCGAAGCCCTGGCCCGAGGTGAAGACCCGTTTGTCCATCGGCCGCCTACCTTCGATCCTTATGGCCACGCTAAAGACCTCATCCACCAGCGCCAAGCTATACTTTCCGAAGGTGACGAGTCAATTACTCTGGGCGACTTAGCCAAAGAGCTCGGAGCAAATTGCCAGGAACTTGTCAAGCTAGGCCGAACGATGGGCCTTTTCGCTGAAGATAAGGGTGGTCCTCGCACACAACTCACCTATGACCAATTCACCAAGCTGCAGCATATGTGGGGAATAGCGATAGCTCGACATCAAGGGGAGTCAGCAGAGCAAGTAGGGCAAGCGGAGGATAAATGGCAGACAGGCGGGGCGGAGGAAGTTGAAGTAGTCGAGGAACCTGGGTCAGTAGAAGCTGAGGCGTGATGCGGATAGCCCAGGTACAATCTGGGGTATTGCTAGTGAAGCAAGAGGAAGAGCATTGGATTACTCTTGCTGGTGGTAAGAAGGTGCTCATCAACCCTCGGCAGCCGGGTGAACGAGGGAAGAGAACTACCCTGGAGACTCGAGGGACCTATCCTACTACCGATGAAAGAGCTGCGCTGGCTGAGTGGATTATCGGAGACTATGATGCCTTACAAGAGGCATCTCAAACTGGCGAAGGTGGTAAGGAGATGGTCGAACATCTTAGGGCGCTTGACGGGTTTCTCGATCGCTCTACTCCCTATCGAGGTCGAGTTTGGCGCGGTCTTTCCGACCTGAGTCGGGAGCAATATGATGAATTTGCTAGTATCGATACTGGCACCATTACGTTTGATTGTCTCCAAAGTGGGACTAACGATGAAGGAGAAGCTCGGAATTTCGCCAATGGGGCATACAGTGAAGGTAATTACGGTGCTGTCCTCTACATCAAGCAAAACAAGAGCGGAGTGAAAGTTACCGATATTGCCCGAGAGGTTGGTGGAGAAGCGGCGGCCGACTATGCGGCAGAAGATGAGATCGTTCTTCGCAAGGGAGCCAAGTACCAGATCGATCGTAGGGAAGAAGAGGAAGTTACTGGGGAGTACGGGCAGGATATGAAGATAGTAACTCTATATTTATCGGAGGTAACGTAATGCCATACGATCCAGATAGTCCTAGCGACTGGCCCTCCGGAGTCAAAGCGCTATATCGCAAGGATGCCAAGAAAGCCCGCCAATGGGTGCACGTGTTTAACTCGACCTACGAGGAGACTAAGGATGAAGGGCGAGCTATGGCGGCTGCGTATAGTACGGTTCCCGGGGCTAGAAGCAGGGCGGCGAAGAAGATGCTTTCAGTAGAAAATGGCATAATCCTATTGAAGGAGATTTGACTTTCTCATCTCAATCCTTATAATAATAGTAACCCAACCCTATACTAGTGGGTGATGAAAGGGCAGAAGTAGCTGAGCAAATCGCTGGACTCCCAGTTGAGTTCAGCCCTGACGGCGAAAACTTTACCTTTGCTATTCCTATTACTAAGATCGACCACGAGAAGCGGATGATCGAAGGTATAGCTACCTCGGAGATAGAGGATACGCAAGGGGATGTCGTTGACTATGAAGCCTCCAAGATAGCATTCCAGCAATGGTCGGGCAATGTTCGAGAGATGCACCAGCCTAAGGCAGTAGGCAAGCGCGTCTCTCAGGAGTTCGATGATGCTAATCGCCTAGTTAAAGTTCGTGCTTACATTTCCCGCGGCGCGCAAGATACTTGGGAGAAGATTGTTGATGGCACACTTAAAGATTACTCTATTGGGGGGAAAGCTCTAGATACCCATCGAGAAGTTATAAAGACTGCTGAGGGAGAAGACCACGCCCGTCGCCGGGTTACCAAGTATGCTCTTTCTGAGTTGTCGTTAGCTGATAAAGGTGCTCTCCCTGACTCTAGCTTTACATTG